AGGTGTTAGGTTAGGTGTTAGGTTAGGTGTTAGGTCAAAAATCCCAGTAAAATCAAAGCTTTTATAAACCTATATATATATATATATATAACACCTAACACCTATATATATATATATATATATATAATTGTGATGTTTTCGATTTTTTAAAATCATATATAAAGTTTGTGTGTGTATTAAAAAATTAGGTGTAAGGTGTAAGAAAATCCGAAAAGCCTTGATTTTACAGCGTTTCAGCCTTACATCTAATTAAAACACGTAGGTGTAAGGAAGCGAAGTTAAAAGGAAAGGGACAAGCTATGCAAAAAACGGCGGAAGCCTTGAAAACACTGGAGATTACGCTCGAAAAATACAAAAAAAACAAAACGCTTGTGTCTCCGGAAGATCTTAAGGGAAAGTACAGAGCTCCGTTTCGAAAATTGAAATTGCAATTAAGTGAAGCGCTAATTGCCTTTATCAAAGAGTTTTCATTTGGCGATCTTGTAATCCGGCGGGATGATAAAGAAAAATTCGATGCGCTTATTCGCAAAGTGGAAGAAATCTATAAAGGCGGAAAGTACAATGCAAGATTTCAGAGGGCAGCTTTTCAAGAATACGACCTGCAGAAGATCATACGCATAGCAGAAGAACTCCGGATCCGGATTTTTCAAGAGGCATGGATCCCGTATTTTCAGGAATACATTTGTCTGTTCGTAACAAAGGATTGTGTCGGCGATCATCCACGGACCCCAAGAATATACAACAGCCTTGTGGATAAATTTTTTGATCAGGAAAAGGGAGAGTGGATAGAAAATGAAAAATCAGAGAAACCGGCATTACTGATATTTTTAGGAGGAGATAATGAAAATTCAAATACAGATACCAAAAGAATTTGAATCGCACTACAACAAGGACAGATTTGAAGAATCCTTGCACCGATTAAGTGCAGATGCGCATTTGACGGCAGGAAGATATGAGCAGGAGACAGCAGTAATGCTCATACATGCATTCAAAAACAGCGAAATTGTTCGGGAATAGGAGGGATAAAGCATGAAGGCAAAATGGCATCCAGGGACGCAGCTTGACACAGAGGCGAGGAAAGGGGGAGGATACCCAATGAGAAATATTAAATACAGAGGATGGTCACCGGATTTGAAGCGGTTCGTATATGGAGCCTATTATGAGCATTGCTCCTGCGCGGTGTGCTTCACAGAAGAAGATAAGCCTGAATACCACGAACCGAAGATCGTATTCGAGGAAATGACAGATTGGGGGTTTCCATGCAGAACCATGGCAGCGGATGTTATCCGGAAATCCGTCGGAGCGTTTACCGGATACGTTCTGAATGGCAAGGAACTTTATGAGGGCGACATCATCGAAGATAAATATATACCTGGTCATGGAGTGATCCGTTTTGGAGAATATGGCGATGCATTTCATCCAGAAAAGACACACCTCGGATTTTATGTTGAATGGGAAAACAAAATCGATATTCGGAACGACCTCGGATTTTGGATTGATGAAGAAAAAGTTAACGTCATCGGAAACCTTTATCAGAACCCGGATGTTTATGAAAGGGGGGAAGGGTTGATGGGTTCGTTCATAGCAAGTCAGCTAATGACAGAGAATGAAGTGAAAAGTTGCATAAACACAGTAAATATGCTTAGGAGATTAGCGCTTAACATACATGGAGTTATTGATGTTATTGACGATAGGAATATCAATACCATAATCAAGATTTTGGAAGACGAAATTCCAAAAAATAATTATGAGGCTAGTGAGGAGGATTCCCGAAGATGATAAAAGGACTTGATCGTTTTGAAAGCATAGAAGAGGCAGAGGATTATCTTATCAAAAAAGGAATCTGCAAAAACCGGACGCAGGCAAACAGTTACATTAAGATAAGGCTTCCGAAGGAATCTTATTATCAGAGCAAAATTATGGAGTGCATCAAGAAAACCTATCCGGATGCATTTGTTTGGAAGGCGACAGCAGGTGCTTACAGCCGGAAGGGGATCCCGGATGTCTGTGTCATACTTGACAGCAGATTTTACGGTATCGAAGTGAAGCGCCCGTACATAGGCGTTGTAAGCACGATTCAGAAAAAGACGATGGAGAAGATCAGAGCTGCAGGAGGTGTGTCCGGAGTTGCCTGTTTCCCGGAGGAGGCAATCCAATTGATAAGGGGAGAAAAGTAATTGTACCAAATGTAAGAGAGGAAGTAAAAATGGATAAATACCATAAATACCATAAATACGCCGAACAGCTCACGCCGGATGCGATTTTATTGAACCGCTATCTGAATCAATATCGCATTTGCATTGAAAGAAAGAAATCGTTGGAGCATCGCCGGAACGAAATCGTACAGCAATTTGATCAGCCGCTTTCCGGTGTTTCCAACGATGGTATGCCGCACGGAAATGGCGACAATCTTGGGTGTGCTGCACTATCTTTCCGGTTGGATGAGATCAACACCAAAATTCTTGAGCAGGTGGAGCGGTCATCAAAAACGCTGACAGATATTATGGACATTATTGATTTTCTTCCGGAAAATTCGATGGAGAGATCCATTGTAGAAAGAAGGTATATCGACCGCCAAAACTGGAATCAGATCTGCAGGGCGGAGCATATCAGCCGGACGCCAGCTACACGATACTGGCGGAAGGCGTTATACCAGCTTTTGGAGTTTAAAAAAGTTACACAGGTGTTGAAGGAATATCAGGAGACGATTGGAAAAGGAAATGAATATGAAGACTAAAAAAGAATGCGAGTATTGTTCAAATTTAATTTCTTGCTGTGAGGGAGATTTCATTTGCTTAGAAGGTGATGACACTAAATTGGTGATTACGGACTATGAGCCAGCCGAAGATTATATGTGGTGTGGTGGTAAGAAATGGAATCAAGGTTAACAAATTAAGGAGGCAGAGAAGATGATCGAGTTTAACAAACCAGATCCAAGATTTCAGGAAATACTTCACTTAAGATCTATGTTGAACGTAGCAAAAATACCATATGAGTGTAGGTGTGAAATGGGCGGTTATATTATTCGCTGTCCTACATGGGATGATTACATTTGCTCGGCGATTGAGCATATCGGCAGCGATGGCCATACGGAAGATCTGATCGAGCTTACAGTAATAAGCAAAGAAATTAATGCCACCGCCACGTGTGGATGGCTTACGGCAAAAGACGTTTATGGAATTATAAAAGATCTTTTCATAAACCTGGAGCTGCAAGAAAGAGGGAGTGTGATTGAATGACCATATGGGACTTTCTAGGAATTTATAAATATGTGGTGATGTGGAGTATATGGAGCGTGATCATTTTTGGAATAAACTGGCTGCCGGCTGTCCCTATTGAAATATACCGTGAGACTAGACTTAACATGCCTACGTGTTGTATCTTATGGTTGTTTTTGCTTATAACTATCCCGGCGTATTATTTTTTAAAACTTATTATTTGGGTGGCACATGTAGGAAGACGAAATGATAAACACTGGTAAGGAGATGATGAAGTAGAAATGAAAATTTTAACGAGAGCTCAGCAGGCAGCAATTTATAATATGTTGGGAAAAAATCATGAAATCGCGACGCGGAATATTTTTGAAAATCAGAAGGCGGATCTTTACAGCATGAAATGTTACACACGGAATGAGGCAGACATCGCTTTTCTTATAGGCGGGGTAAAAGGAATGGAAAAATTGAATAAAATCTTAGCGAAGCAGCTGGAGGACAGTGATGAACTTAAAAAAGATCGAAAATAAATATGTTATTCATTGCGACACGGAAGAAAAAGCAATTTTTTTGATCCGCATGGCTTTAGAGTCCGGGTACCACTGGGTATCCGAAGGGAACGATGAAACGCGGTGGGACGTGCATCGGGAAAATACCTGCTATCATTTTAGAGATGATCAATCGATCTCGTTTGACAGTATGGAGCATTACGAAGAGAATGGATTTGAAGTGCTTGAATTGTTTTTGGAGCCATAAAGGAGTAGAAAAATGAGCACGTTTATAAGAGACTGGGAAGAACTGGATCAGATGCCGGTAAAAGAATCCGCTACTCATATTTTGGAGGTTGACGTTGAAATGGGGTGCGGATGGCTTAAGGCGAAGAATCCCAAAAGTTACAATCACAAGTTAAGCTTCATGCGTCAGATCCGGAATTTGGACGTTTACCTATCCACCCACACATTTTATGGCAGCCAATATAAGGCAAGCACAAAAATTTTACGGGTATGCGGATTCGATGTTGAACTGGATAATTGGGATAAGGAGGAAAAGTGAGATGAATATTGTATGCCCTTATTGCAATTCACAAAAAGGATTTTATGTTTTGGAACGCGCTCATAGATACTTAATATTTGACAAAAACGGAAATCCTGATGGAGCAACAGATGATGTTTGTGATTATAGCGGTCGAGTTGGATATTGTCGGGAATGCGAAAGAATGATTCCTAAGAATATATTAAATTTGGAGGATATGAAATGAAACTAAAAGCGATTGAAGATGGAATGGTGGTACGCTGCAATACAGAGGATGAAGTGAAAGAACTGATCGAGTGGGCATATGAGTGTGGGTATGAGTGGAATGAATGCCCGGAAGACCGTGAAACATATTTTGATTCTTACGGAATGGATACAGTTTATTATTTTAGCGAAGAGAAAAACAGAAAAATTATAACCTATGGCTTTAAAAAGATTTGTAGCAAGAAAATTACCGAATTTTCCGACCTTATAATTTACCCTCTTACTCCGGACGTGGAACTTTATCCGAAAGCGGTGCCTACGAGTGAATATGATGGCGAGACAATTAAGGTTGTCAAGAACAGGAGAAAAAATCCCATGAGCGCGGAAGAAATTTTAGATTGGTTTTACGGTACACCTGCATATGAAATTGATACCGTGATGGGATGTAATTGTAGTGGCTCTATTTTACAGTTAATGGCAAGATATACCACAAGCGAAATCATATCCAAAATCGAAGCTTACGAAGCAAAAAAGAAACAGGAAAAAGAGTCGAAAATTGTATGGCGGTTCCGGACATTCAGTACCCACAAAATGGAATCAGAAATGTTTTCAGAAGAAAATGCTGCAATTAAGTGGTGCGAAGATATGTCTCGAGAATTTCCGGGCAGCTTGAACAAGTACGATAAGACATGTTTGTTAAAAGAATTTTTACCGGATATCAAGTTTTCTGACATGACATGATCTTATGGGAAATTTTTAAGGCAGTAAGTACCGGACTTGCGTCCGATAAAGAAAATATCTATAATATTTTTCAGGAAAAACAACAATATAAGGAGGGCGATATTATGAAAACAATGGCAGTAGATCGAATGGAAGCCTGTTCCGATCATCCGGAAAAACAGCAGATTTTTTATCTGGAAAAAATGTTAATCGAGGCAGGCTTCCCATATTATTTTAATTTTTTTGAAGATTACAATCCGTCCATTTTTCAGGAAGGCGATCCGTATCCGGTGGTTGTCGACTGGGAGCATTATGATTTTTTGATCGAAGTCGGTCGGCTGGCCGGCTACGAGTTTTCCACGATCAGTGTAAGCTTTGATCGGAGCGGTGATGGCACACTTTTGGAACTTCTTGATATGCGGCCGGCAGAGGAGAAGGAAAACCCCACCAGAGAAGACGGAGAGCTTTATTCTGGGCTTACGGCAGAGCAGTGTATGGAAATTATCGAGAATTTTTTTTAAAACGGCGTAAAATCGATTATGCGCGTTTTGCGGGCATCGGGTTGATCCGGTTCCCCGCAATTTTTTTTAAAATTAGTACGAAAGAGTACAAAATTTTGTGCTACCATAATTTTACCAGATGGTGTGTCTGATCCTGAGCGGATGCAGCATCCGGTTGGTTGCGTTTCTATTCCCCTACAATTTTTTTAATGTTCCTTCTTTGAAAAAAGGCGACAAGAGCTGCGTTCATGGCGCGGCTCTTGTCGCCTTTAGAATTTTTTAACTATCAAAAAAGATCCGCCGTCTGGCGGATCCCCATAATCATCTGAATAAATCACCACATTTTTGCATTTCACAATATCATATAATTTCATTTCTGTATCCTCCTTTGAACTTTGTCTCTTCCTATTTCTCGGAATCCTCTCCCAGTTCCGGCATTTCCGTTATCTCGATGATGTCGCCGCCGCCTACATAGTCTCCATATTCATTAACCTCTATTTCCTCGACATAGTATTCTGTGAGCAGAAAGTAGCTGATGCCGTGATTGCTTAAGCCGCCGCGAATATTTGAAGAATAGTTTTTTAACTCGGCAAATGCAGACTCTCGGTCGTCGAAGGTTTTTAGCGTTTCTGGCTCAGGATCTGCTTCAATCGTGCATCCTGTAACGATATCTTTTTTGTTCGTGTATTTAATCTCTGCATTTGTCTTTACTAAATTATACTTTTTCATGGTTTTCTCCTTTCCCGGACGAAGCCGGATAAACAAATTTTTAAAAATTTTTTTTTAAAAGTCAATCAGACTTATGACACATATTGATCATTATCCTTAATGCCAATTAAAAATCAGTTGTGAAAACACCCTTTCGATTACTTCCGTGTTATCTGCGGTATAGTCGCCGATACAATCCCCGCCGCGGTAGATGTTGCCGCGATATTTACAATCTAAATCATAAAAAATTATATCTATTCTGTCCGCGTCGCTTGCCTTGTCTCCGTGCCACATATCAATTTTTATCATTGTTTTAATCCTCCTTTTCATTTTTTTTGGAAAAATCCCCGGCGCGGTCTTGCTCCGCGTGTAGCTCTTTAGGCTCCGGGCGTGGTGCTATGCGCTTATACTATGCGCTCCGTACTTTGTGACTAAATCGTGATACCATTCGTTAAAATTATCATTTGCGGCTTTCACGCGGTTTTCATGCTCCTGATATGCTATAAAATCCGACTTTTCAAAAATTACTATCCAATAGCAATATTTTCCGCCGCGGTAGCCGATTATATAATTTTTGTTGCGCTTTATTTTCTTTTCAAGCTCGTTAATTTTCTTTTTGTCGTCGTAGGTGTTCGCGCTGTATGATACATCAATCAAAATGCCCGGAATAAAAAAGTTGTCCCCGAAATAGTCCGGCGTTCCGTACTTCTGAAATTTTAAAGTTGCGCCGTTTTCATGCGTCCATTTTTTAAGATTCTGATAAAATTTGTTCTCCATCTGTTTTTTCTCCTTTTCTCTTTTGCATTCTTCCCATTCTCACCGATTCGCCGCCCGGCGGCGCGTGGCTCGTCTTGCGGTGAACTTCCAGATATTGATATGGAAAAGCGGCTCCGGGGATGTGCGCCCCGGTTGCGCGTCTTGCGCCGCTGGTGGTGGTTTAGATGTTCAGATCGTCAAGGGCTTCTGAAATCGCCCGTCCTAACAAATAGCACCGGATAGAAACATCGAACCACTCCCATTCATCATTTAAAAACTTGTTTCCAATTTCTGCCGGGTCAATACAAAATTCTTGAGCGCATTCTTGCAATAAGTCCATGTTCGCTAATACATATTCTTTTGCGGTTGCGGTTGAAAAGGTATAACTTCCGCTTGCGTTCCCGGTCACGCTGTCGGCTGTCCATAGTTCATCGTTCAATTGCTCTTCCAGTTCTTCCCGATCGATTTCTTCCGTGATCTCGATGTTCTCCTCGATATAGCTCTTTACGTCATCGATCATGTTTTCTAAATAGTTGTACGTCATTGCTTTTTCCCTTTGATTGATTTATAATCAATCTACCTTTCTTTTTTTGATTGGTCGGCGCGGTGTATCTTGGTAGGATGTCCGCGCCGTTTGTTTGTTGATGAGATTATAGTACACCAAATACGGTGTAATGTCTACGTGCAAATTGCACAAAAAATAATGTAATCCAAAAAGAAAATTGCACAAAAAATAATGTAGTTGACAATACACCGTATTTAATGTATAATGAAGAGACAAACAAATGAATAAAAGAGGTGATCAGATGCTTCGATACAAGGTAGACGTGCTAAAAGCCTTAAAAGAAAAAGGCTATAATACGAATCGATTAAGGAAAGAAAAGCTGCTTGGCGAAAATGCAATCCAGTATCTCCGATCCGGCAAGATGATCGGCAACAAGGCGCTGGATGCTATATGCGCTATGCTGGATGCGCAGCCGGGCGACGTGATCGAGTTCGTAAAAGAAGAAAGTAAATAAGTAAATAAGTAAAAAAAGAAAAGCCCTTCGGGGCTTTTCTTTTTGCGCTTTGATCCTATATCTATATGTGATCAAAGCGCAGCTGATCAGCTGATCAACGGGAGCGTAGGAGCAGCCAGAGCGCCGGAGCAGAGAAGGACGGCGAGACGAAGTAACGGCGAAGTAACGGCGAAGCAGCGGCGTGCCAGCGTTGGAGCGCCGGAGACGATGCCAGGCAAACAGGGCGGCTCGGTCCGACTGAAAGCCCAGCCTCCTGGATCCGCTAAGGTACTACTAAGCCGGCACGCCGCATGCGGGGCGGGGAAAGCCCGATCTTTTTGACGATAAAAGTCGAAAAAAATTCCCTATTTCGTTACAAATTCCCCTATCAGATTGAGACATCTGGGAAAAAATAAAAAGAGCACAAAAGAGCACACAAACATGTGCTATCATAGTATCATGGATTTTTGAAGTAAGGGGCGGAACCTATCGGTTTCGCTTTTTTCTTTTGGATAAGAATTCCGATTGAGGTGTAATAGTGCAAGAAAATGAGAATGAGAACAATGTATCTGAAAAAGAGTATTATAGGTCAGATTATATCGCAAACCTTTTCGGTGTGAGCGTCCGAAGAATCCAGCAGCTTACGCAGGATGGCGTGATTTCCACCGTTAAAACAGCGCATGGAAGGCGATATGAACTTGAGCCTACAATTCAGAGGTACATTAAGTATCTATCAGATAAAGCTTACGGGAAATCAAAATCCGAAACAGAGACAAAATTAAAAGAACAGAAACTCCGAGCGGATGTAGCCCTGAAAGAATCGCAGGGAGAACTTCATCGACTCAGAACAGAGATAGCGGCTGGCAGTTATATTTCCGTTGAGGAAGTAAAACTTGACTATGACCGCTTTTTTGTTTCTTTCAAAAAGTTTGCAATGTCATTGCCGGGAAAGCTGGCAGGGCGCTTGATGGGATATATCGATCCGGTGGAGGTGCGGCAGATTGAAAATGAGCTGCAAAAAGAAATTGCAGATCTCCTGCGAAGTTTTGTGATTTCAGCGGTAATCCAAACAAAACAAAAAGAGGCGAAGAACAAGGATGCCCCGTTGTAAAAAGATCCAGGTAACAGAATATCAGTATGAAGCGCTGCAGCTTCTTAGTCCGCCGGAACAGCTTACCGTTTCAGAATGGGCAGAAAAATATCGCATGCTGGATTCAAAATCATCCGCGCTGCCGGGACCATGGCACAACGACGTAACGCCGTATCTGGCGGGTGTGATGGATGAATTTAATAATTATGAGACGGAACAGATTGTATTTGTAAAACCTACGCAGATAGGTGGAACGGAAGCAATGCAGAACATGATCGGTTATATCATTGCGCAGGATCCTTCTCCGGCTATGGTTGTATATCCGACCGATACGCTTGCAAAATCGATATCTGAAAATCGATTACAGCCGATGCTAAAAGCTACACCTGAGATTGCAAAGAAGTTTGACGAGAACTCCTCACTATTGGAATTGCAGTTCGATGGCATGTATCTATCTCTTGTTGGCAGCAATTCTCCGTCCGGGCTTTCGAGCAAGCCGATCCGTTTTCTGATGATGGATGAGGTTGACAAGTATCCCGGGGCAAGTAAAAAAGAGGCGGATCCGATCAAACTGGCAATCGAACGGACAAAGACATTTCATAACCGGAAGATCTACATTACAAGCACGCCCACCCTTAAGACCGGTCACATCTGGAAACTTAAGGAGGATTCCGACATTGAGAAACATTACTTTGTGCCATGTCCGCATTGTGGGGAATACATAGAATTCAAGTTTCAGAATATCAAGTTTCCGGATGATGAAGGCATGAGTTACGCAGATCGGGCAGAGTTTGCTACATATGTGTGTCAGGAATGCGGATGTGTCATCACAGACAATGACAAACACAATATGCTGCGCTTTGGCGAATGGCGAACCGTGAAACACAACACAAGATATGTCAGGAATGTAGCCTTCTGGATCAATACCTTATATAGCCCGTTTGTTCGTTGGTCAGATATTATCAAGGAATTTCTGCTTACGAAGGACGATCCGGAATCTTTCCAGAACTTCGTAAATTCGTGGCTGGCGGAACCGTGGGAGGATACCAAACTCCGGACCAATGCGGAACTGGTTCTGGAACGACAAACAGAAATTCCACAATTCGTTGTTCCGAGTTGGGCAAAGATGCTTACCGGCGGCGTAGACGTACAGGAGAACTCCTTATACTGGACGATCCGTGCATGGGGAGATTTCCTAACGAGTCAGAATATTGCGCACGGACAGGCTCTATCTTTTGAAGAAATTGACCGGGTCATGAACATTGAATACATGACAGAGGATGGGGATCCCCTGATCGTGAATCTATGTCTTGTCGACTCCGGAGACCAGACGGATACGGTGTACGACTTCTGTGTACTTCACTTCGACTATACACTTCCGGTGAAGGGCGCAAGTCACGCGCAGCTGAGTCACTATAAGCTCAGCAAGATCAATCGGGAGGGGAGCGCTGCAAACGGAATGACGCTTGTACTTGTTGACGGCGATAAATACAAAGACATGATTGCAAACCGAATGAGAAGGCCGAATGGGAAAGGAAGCTGGATGGTTTATGCCGGATGCGACTCTGAATATGCCACGCAGGTTACGAACGAACATAAGGTAAATGTCAAAAGCAACGGAGTAATTAAGCAGGTTTGGCGGCTGAAACATAGTCATGCCGATAACCATTATCTCGACACAGAGGTATATGCAATGGCTGCGGCGGATATCATGGGCGTCCGTACCCTGCACCTCTCCGGTCAGGAAACAGAAGTACCAAAGCCAAATACCGAACCGGAGGAAACGCCGGAGGAACAATGGATAAGAAAGCATGATAACTGGATTCAGGAAGGAGGAAGATAGAATATGGCAGAAAGTGAAACAAACCGGATAATCTTGAAGGACATGACAAGTCAGGACCAGGCGGATCAGGCTACACAGATTCCGACGACCACAAAGGGAATGTTGGATGCTGTCAATTCGGCAATCATGGCAATTGCGGTCGGCGGTCAATCCTATAAAATCGGATCCCGTAGCTTGACGAGGGCTGATTTGAAACAACTTTATAGCATGAAAAACGACCTGACGGCGCAGCTTGCAGCAGAAAGTTCCGGAGGGCTTCTGGATGATTGTTATGTTGCTGTGTTTGACGGAAGATAGGAGGACTACGCATGGGTTTTATTGACAACATTATTGCCGCCCTCTCTCCGCAGGCGGCATACAGAAGAGAGGCATACCGGAGAGCATACGAAGCACTCCGATCCAGCTATGATGCTGGGTCGTACGACCGTGGCAATAGCAATTGGAGGGTTACGAATACTTCCGCAGAGCTGACGGACCGGTACAGCCGGGATGAGGTCAGAGCAAGAGCAAGAGATCTTGAACGTAATAGCGATATGATGAATTCCGTTGTCGGTGCATTTAAGCGAAATGTCGTTGGCGGCGGTTATCACGTTCAGATCAAGACCGGTGATGAAGAATTAAATAAAACCATCCAGAAAGCATGGAAGAAATGGTGTAAGAAACAGAATTGTGATGTAACCGGAACGCAGAGTTTAAATCAGATTATTCGTATGTCAGTCGAGAGAAAGAAGATCGACGGTGGGATCCTTTTTGTAAAACGTTATACTGCGCAGGGCTTCGTTCCGTTTCAGCTTCAAATGATCGAGGTGGATGAGCTGGACACGGGAGCGATGCAGCCAAAGACAGCCGAAAATAAGGTGGTCGGCGGAATTGAATTCAATTCTTTCAATAGACCAATCGGATATTTCATCCGGCAGTACGAACCTGACGGTTACAGTCAGCGGGATCCGGTATACGTAGAGGCAAAGGATGTTATATTCTACGCCACAAAAAAGAGACCGTCACAGCTTCGTGAAATGTCTGATATGGCACATACGATCCCGCGGATCCGCGACGTAAACGAATTTATAACGGCTGTTTCTGTTAAACAGCGCATCGAGGCATGTCTTGCCGTATTTATCAAAAAGGGGCTTCCCACTACCGGGATCAGTGGCTACGGAAGGTCAAGTTCCGTCATGGCAGAGGAACGGGTCAGTTACGATGGTAAGATGCTTTCTCCCGGCATGATCAAAGAGCTGAATACCGGAGATGAGGTCCAGGTCGTAAATCCAAATGGACAGGGTTCCGATGCAACCAGCTTTACGAAACTGCAGCAGCGACTCATCGGAGCCGGTCAAGGAATCAGCTATGAAGCAACCAGCCGTGATATGGCAGAGAGCACTTACTCTTCTACGCGGCAGGGCATGATCGAGGATGATCTGACTTACGATGAGGAAAAAGAACTCCTGATCGAGGTGCTGGATGAAATCTACGAGACATTTATCATATCCGCGGTGCTTTGCAATGCGATATCCATTCCGAACTTTTGGAATGAAAAAGATAAATATCTCGCACATGAATGGATCCAGGAGCCGAAGCCGTGGATTGATCCATATAAGGAATCAAATGCGAACAAGATCGCTTTGCAGACCGGTCAGAAAACGTACAAACAAATTGCAGCAGAAAATGGCCGGGACTGGAGAGATCAGGTGGATGACATGGCAGAGGTGCTGGATTACGGAAACGAAAAAGGAATAGACATGGGAGGTGTTTTGTTTGGAATCAAAGATACCAACGAAATTCCGGATGATGACGAGGTCGGAACCGGAAGTCAAAAGAAAGAATGAAGAGAGAGAAAAGGGATTGCAGAGATTCCTTTCCGATTGTTCCATCCGCGCTATGGAAGGCGAAGGAAATGAACGCAAATTCATCCTTAGTTTTTCATCCGAGGAACCGTATGCACGATGGTGGGGAATAGAGATCCTGTCTCACGTGGAAGGTGCCGTGGATCTGACGCGGTTGAATTCCATCGGATGTGTCCTTTATAACCACCACCGGGATAAGGTAGTCGGAAAAATTCTTCGGGCGTGGGTAGAGAATGGGCGCGGCAATGCAGAGATCGAGTTTGACGACGATCCGGAATCTGATGTGATTTATCAGAAAGTAAAGAGCGGAACACTGAAAGGCGTATCTGTTGGTTACTCGGTGGATACATGGGAGGAAGTTGCGCCAAACAAGAAATCCAGCGACGGACGTTTTATCGGTCCGTGCGAAATCGCTACAAGGTGGATCCCATATGAAGTTTCCATTGTCAGCGTTCCGGCGGATCCGACTGTCGGAGTCGGACGATCACACGACGGTCAGAGTACGGGGTCCGGTGAAGCGGAAAAGGGAGTAAGCAGCGTTTATTACAATGAACTGCAGCTCAAAATAAACAAAAACTCAAAAGGAGGTAAAAAATTATGAGTCGCGCACAGATGATTCAAAGACAGCAGGAGCTTCTCAATGCAGCAAAAGCTGGAAACAGAGAGCTTACTGCAGAAGAGCAGGCGGAGTTTGACTACTTGCAGAGAAGCATTGATTCTTTGCCTGATGAAGGCAACGACGGAAATGACGGTGGAAACACTTCCACCAGAAGTACCACCGAGGATCCGCAAACTTCACAGCAGGTAGTGGCAGCAGAAAGGCAGAGATGTTCCGACATCACCGCCTTATGCAGGGAGTTTGATGTTCCGGCAGAAAACCTTACCAGATATCTGAATGAAGGATTTTCCGTTGATGCGGTAAGGGCAGCAATTCTGGATGGAATGAGACAGAACGGCGCTCCGATCAGCGTTAGAGGTACCGCTACTGTAACCAATGACGAGGAGGACAAGTTCCGCTCGGCAGCAGCAGATGCGTTGATTATGCGAAGTGGTATGGAGTTATCCAAGCCGGCTGACGGCGCACGTCAGCTGATGGGCCTCTCTCTGAAAGAACTTGCTGTTGAATGCCTTTCCAAGAATGGAGAGACCGGACTGCTCCGGAGAAGTCCGGACGAGCTGTACGGAATGCTCCAAAGACAGTTCTATAACCCGACTGCTGCATTCCCGTCCATTCTCGACAATGCCATTAACAAGGCATATGTAGAGGGGCACAAGAATGTTGCAGTAACCTTCGATCAGTGGACGAAGAAGGGAAGCCTTAAGGATTTCAAGACTCATGATAACAATTATCTGGCTGGTCCGGCAGGAGAGTTCCTTGAAGTTCCGGAAGGCGGTGAACTGACGCATGATGTATTCGAGGACAAAAAGCGTCCTACCAGAAAACTCCGGACCTACGGCAAGCAGTTCACGCTTACCCGTCAGGCATTCATCAACGACGACATTGATCTGGTTACCAGAATTCCTGCAAAGTACGCAGCAAGCGCGAGAAAGACCATCAACAAGCAATGCTATCAGATTCTGCTTAACAACAGCGCGATCTACGACGGAACGCCGCTGTTCTCCAATGCACACGGCAATCTGATTACAACCGGAACCGGCATCACGCAGGCTTCTATGCAGGCTATGATTATGGCGCTGCAGACCCAGAAGGACGAGTTTGACGAGGCAATCATCATCCGTCCGGCTATCCTGATCGTTCCGTCCGGTATGGCATTTGACATTTACACCCTGTTTAACAGCCCGACGATCAATACAGAGGGTAATACGCAGGCTGTAAATCCGCTGTATCGCTATGCAAGCCAGATTCAGATTGTGGAAGATCCGACCATCAACGTACTTTGCGGCGGCTTCGGAAATGTAATGCCGTGGTGGCTGGTAGGCTCCAAGGATGATACCGACTTCATGGAAGTTGATTATCTGAACGGGCAGGAGATTCCGACCATCCGCAGAATGGAGACTCCGGGGCAGTTAGGTTTCGTTTGGGATATCTACATTGACTGGGGTATCAGCGTTATGGATTGGCGCGGAGCAATCAAGAACCCCGGCGTGAAGATCGAAAGCCCGCTGGTATAAAAAGAAGGAGGTAAATGACAATGTCTAAGGCAAGTTATTGGCAGAGAGGCGAAAGCCTCGACTATCAGAATAGCGGCACGACCGTTATTGAAGCAAATACGATCATCAGCCTCGGAACCAGAATCGGCGTGGCTGGTACGTCTATCAATCCGGGAGAAAAAGGATCCCTCCATGTAACCGGAGTTTACGAGATCGCAAAGACCGGAACATCCGAGATCGCTATGGGAAAAGCGGTTTACTTCGACGGAAACGGAATTACCGATACCGCAAGCGGAAACACGCCTGCCGGATACGCGGCAGCAACGGCATCAGCTGATGATACCGTAATTCTGGTCAAACTTCTCGGATAAGGAGGACTGTCGTATGAGTAAAGAAACCGAAAAGAAAGCAGACGAGCAGCAGGAGAATATCACTCCTGCAAGCTCCGATGATGAACAAAACCAAACGACCAATGCTTCCGGAACCGATGGAGACGGGGCTGCAGGGGATGGTTCCTCAGATGAGGGAACCGGCACTTCCGAGAACAACGAAACCGGTACTTCCGGTTCCGAAAATGAGCCTGGTGGAGATGGTACTTCTGAAAGTACTTCCGGAGACGAAGAAAGCGAACCGGATGACGACGAGGAAGCGGAAGAGAAAGAGGAAGCCAAGGTCCTCGTGGCGACGGCGTACATCCTTTACAATTCGAAACAGTACGCCCCGGGAGATGAACTTCCGGCGAATGATGAAGGAATGGTTAAAGCCTGGGTGGAGGCTAAAACAGCAGCGTGGATTAATGAATCCACCGTGCGCGCGAAGGCCCGTCCCGTGACAGCGTTACCCGGCGCTGTGGGCGATGCAATCCATTCCGAAGCAGAGGATGGGGAGAACCTCATTGGCAGAGTTCCGAAAACCTCGAAACGGAGGAGAAAGTAGAGAGGCGATTATATGACATTCAAAGATCAGATTGCATTGGATAATCAGACGGTGTTTATGAATGAGGACGAATTTTCAGAAACGCATATAGTAAACGGAGTTGAAATGCCCTGTATCATCGACAACAACGAAATGATTGATCGTGAGAAGCGGTATCAGTACAAGAGAAGCTTATATGCAGACGGTATATATATCAGCTCTAAGTTGATCTATGTAATGGCAAAAGACTTCGGGCCCCTTCCGGGAACCGGCAGAATTGTCACACTCGACAAGAAGTCCTATATCGTATCGGATGCAATCAATGAGGATGGCATTTATTCGCTGTATCTGGAGGCGAACAAAACATGAGTTCACACAATGTAGCCGGAGGGTGGATCCACGTTGATGTCAATATGGATGACCTAACCAACATCGAGAAAGAGCTGGGCATGGCCAAGGATAAATCGACCATGGTGTTGCGAAGTGCAATCAATGAGGCAGCAAAGGAACTGAATAAAAGGCTCCTGAAAGAAGATAAGCAGGATTATGCATACCGGGAACAAGATGCGCTTACGGAAGCGCATGCCGGCAACATTAAAAAAGCCACTACAAAGAAACTATATGCGACTATCACCGTCAAAAGTGAGATTGGCGAACTCTACAAGTTTGACACGAATCCATTAGAAGTGGCTGTTCCAAAAGGACAGCCATACAACCCTCCAAGGTGGTACAGAGCCAAGGTTCAAAAAAAGGGCAGGAGAACGGCACTTGCTCTTAGAAAAGGAGGTCAGGGTGACCAGTACAAAGCGTTTGTCGTAAAGTTCTCCAATGACCACCTGGCGGTCGTACAACGACAGCCGGGAACACGAATGCGCAGCAATCCGGCCAAAGAAGCAATCAAGGCTTTGTATTCACCGTCCATTGCGAACATGTCCAAGGAGATGTACGAAAAATACGAATCCATCCGGACAGAAGAACTTCTGGAAGAACATATCCAGAAACAGATCGAACGATATCTCAGATAAGGAGGGGCTCGATGACACCTACTATGTTGCAGGATGCCCTTGTGGAGGAAATGAATCACATTTTCAAGGGGAACCTTTTCAAAGAACCGGGAGGCGAGCGTGTACCTATCAAGGTGTATGCGCAGGACATCCCGGTCAATGAATCCGATGATGATGCGGATCCGATACCGTATATCATTGTCCGATTAAGCGGCGGCGAGGATAGCGGGGAAAAAGACAGCTTTAATAAGGTTAAGCTGGTTATCATCATTGGAATATGGGATGATTCGCAGGATGCGCAGGGACACCGGGATGTGCTTGAAATCATTCAGAAGGTGTATGAACGTTTTCAGAAAAATCCAAATCTAAACAATATAGCTGCCTATGCGGGAGATTTTCATTGGGCTTTGCAGGAGGACGGATATTTTCCGTACTTTTTCGGAGCCTGTACTCTGAGTTTCTATATCGCAGCTATCAGAAGGGAGGACGAATTTGCATGAGCGCAAAAAAAACCACTGCTGCAACGCAGCAGAACGGAAACAAAATGTACTTAGGACCAACCATCGTCGGAGTGATCAGACACTCCACCGTTTTTAAGGACGGCGTACTTCCGCAGCGCGTAAAAGACTGCGTGGCGGAGCTTCCGATGATGGAAAAACTCTTCGTTCCGCTCGATGAAATTTCAACAGCGGTTAAAGAGCTGAACAAAGAAAAGAGTGTGCTGGGAACGGTTTACGCCCAGATCGCAAAAAAATTCAATTAGGAGGTAAACAAAAATGGCTTATATGCATGGTATACGGGTTAAAGAGAATCCGACCAGCGTTCCGACTCCCGTTTCCAGTGAGAGCGGCGTGACGGTTATTTTCGGTACGGCTCCGATCAACCTGGCGTCAGATCCGGAGAACGCGACCAACAAATTATTCCTTTGCAAAAACTTTGAAGAGGCGCAGGCAGCAGTCGGATATTCCGACGACTATGAGAACTATACACTTTGCATGGCAGTAGATGCTTTTTTCAAAGCATTCAAAGTAGGTCCCATCGTAATCTGCAATGTTCTCGACCCGGAGAAACACAAGAAAGAGTACACAGAGACGCTTTCCGTTGTGGACGGGCAAGCTGTATCTACCGAGAAAGGGATCCTTTTAAAAGGACTGACTGTGAAGAATGATGCCACTGATCTTGTGGAAGGTCAGGATTATACCGCAGAGTTTGATGACGATGGATATCTGACCGTCACGGTTATCGCATCCGGTATTTCCACCCTGACCTTAGCAGGAAATCAGATTGATCCGTCCAAGGTTACCACGGCCAGTATCATCGGTTCGTATGATGCGGAAACCGGAAAAGAAACCGGTATGGAACTTGTCCGCAAAGTTTACCCATCCTTCGGTCTCATACCCGGAATGTTAATCGCACCGGGCTGGTCGCAGCATTCGGAAGTAGGGTTAGCACTTGACAGAAAATGCGAAAAGGTAAACGGAATGTTCACATGTGAAACAGCGGTTGATATCAGCAGCGGCGAAGATGGCGCGCAGAAATACACCGATGTTGTGACAAAGAAAGAGGAGAGCGGATATAACAGCAATCATGTGATTGCCCTTTGGCCAATGGTCAAGTATGCGGGAAAGATCATGTACTATTCCGCTATATATGCAGCGATGGTTTGTTACAGAGATTATAAAAATGAAAATGTTCCGAACCTTTCTCCTTCCAATGTTTTGCTTGGAATTACCGCGACTGTTCTTGAGAACGGCGAGGAAGTCAACCTTGATTTAGATCAGGCAAACGAACTGAATGGAGCAGGAATCGTGACCGCGATCAACATAAACGGATTTAAGTCGTGGGGTAATAACACGACGGCATATCCGGGCACGAATGATCCGAAGGATCGTTGGATCTGCTGCCGCCGGTTCTTCTCGTGGTGGGGAAATAACTTCATCACTACCTACCTGGAAAAGGTAGACAGCCCGGCAGATTACCGTCAGATTGAATCCATTGTTGATTCAGAGAACGTAAGAGGAAACAGTCTTGTTTCTCAGGGCAAGTGTGCCGGAATCAAAATGGTTTACAGTCAGGACGACAACCCGATTGCGAATGTTCTGGATGGCAAGGTTGTATTCCGGCAGTACCTTGCACCGTACACGCCGGCAGAGGATATCCTGAATATTCTGGAGTTTGACCCATCCATGATTGAGACGGCATTAGGAGGTGAATAAAGATGAGTATGGCAAATATACCCGAAGTCATTAACAATTTTAACGCATACAACAACGGAAATGTACTTATTGGCGTGACTAATTCCGTCACGCTGCCAAATTTTGATGCGATTACCGAAGAGATCAGCGGCGCTGGAATCCTTGGAACCTATGAAACAAGCATTCCCGGAATGTTTGGAAGCATGGTACAGGAGGTTCCGTTCCGCATTTTGGATCAGGACATTTTCTCGTTGATGAATCCGAACGAGCTGGTAGATCTGACATTCCGTGCATCCGAACAGTCCACCGTAAAAGCGACCGGCGCGCTGACCTACAACAGCATGCGCATCGTTGAAAGAGGACGGTTTAAGGCGTTTGATCCGGGTACTTTAGAGCTTGGAAAACAGATGAACTCCAAACTCAGCCTGGAGATGTTCTATATTCTGATCGAGGTCGACGGAGAAACGAAGCTGGAGTACGACAAGCTTAATTCCGTCTTCATAGCGAACGGAAAAGATCTGTTAGAGAAAGTGAGGGCGTATAGCTGATGGCAAAAGAAATCATGGAGGCAGTGATCCAGGAAGAGGAAAAGACAGCTGGCGAAAGTACAACTGTTGAATCTTCTGATGATGACAATAACCGTATCGTCAAGTTTAAGAAGCCATACAAGTTCGAGGGAAAAGAATACACAGAGATTGATCTTTCCGGAATGGAGGATCTCCGTGCATCCGACATGATCGCTGTAGACAATTATATGCGTCGGACCGCCGGAACAACCTCCGTCAACATGATGCCGGAGGTATCGATGGAATATGCGTGTGTATTTGCAAGCAAAGCAACACAGTTACCGATTGAATTCTTTACCTCGCTTCCGTCGAGGGAGGCTTTGAAAGTAAAGAATCGCGTCGTGGGTTTTTTCTTAGGGTTGGATTAAGACCATCTGATATTCCGAAACTTCGAAAATGTATTATTCAACTATCAATGACTTTGCAGACAGGGATTGATTATCTATCATCCCTGTCTGTTTTAGATTTATTGGAAACAATGGAAGAGGTGACAGAAGTTGTCAGCGAAAGGAAAAGAATACGAACTCGCCATCAGAATCAGCGGCGTTGTGGACAAAAGCTTTAACACCGCGCTTATTGGTGCATCGGCGGAATTAAAGACTTTTAATGCTACGATATCCGCTATGGATAAGAATTTTAAGGAGCTCGATAAAGGTTTCAAATCTATCATGAGCGCAGGGGAAAAGTGTTTTTCTGCGATTGCTACCGGTGCCACTGTGGCTTCTGGTGTGATCGGTGCAGCCACTGCTGCGTCCATAGCGGTTGGGTCGGAGTTTGAATCCGCCTTTGCAGGTGTAAAGAAAACGGTAGATGCTACTGACGATGAGTACGCAAAGCTTCGGCAGGACATTCTGGATATGTCAGAGGTGATGCCATCCAGCGCATCCGAGATTGCGGGGGTAATGGAGATTGCCGGACAGCTCGGTATCGCAACGGACAGCTTAACGGATTTCACCGAGACCATGATTAATATGGGCGTGTCTACGAACCTTGCAGCGGAGGATGCTGCAACCGAATTGGCACGATTTGCAAATGTAACCAATATGGCCAACTATGGGTCCGATGGAATCAGCAACTACGAAAGACTTGGATCCACCATTGTAGATCTTGGTAATAATTATGCAACGACAGAAGCAGAAATCGTTGACATGGCGACGAACCTTGCAGCGACCGGCGATATAGTCGGATTGTCACAGGCGCAGATTCTTGGCCTTTCCACAGCTATGAGCTCCGTTGGTATCAATGCGGAGAAGGGCGGCACGGCAATGAGCAAGCTCTTGAAAAAGATACAGCTTGCCGTCGAGACGAACGGAAAGACACTCTCTGATTATGCAAGCATAGCAGACATGAGCGTCTCGGAATTTTCCGACCTGTTTCAGAATGATGCCATGAGTGCGACAGCTGCCTTTATTCAAGGTTTAAACGATACAGAACGTAATGGGAAATCCGCCGTTGCGGTACTAAATGATATGGGACTAAGTGAAGTCCGGTTATCAGATACTATCCTTCGACTTGCCAATGCACAGGGAGAGTTGACGCAGGAACAGATTGATTCTGCCATAGCGGAAGGAATCTTTGAAGATACCACTCTGGATACAACCTATTCTTCTTCACTTCTTGGTGATGCACTAAAGACGGCAAACGAGGCATGGGAAGAGAATACTGCGCTTGCCACAGAAGCCGGGAAACGATATGAGACGACGAAAAGTCAGTTGGAGGTTCTTCGTAACAATGTCGAGCAGCTCGGCATTACCGCCTACGATGATCTCCGGGAACCGTTCCTTAACACCGTTTCCGACATCAATGCAAGCGTTCTAAACTTAAATGATTACCTCGGAAGCGCTGACGGAGTGAGCAAATGGATTCAGAATATCAACACGAAGCTCCCTACCATGCAGCGCAAAATCAAAAGCGCATGGAAGGATATCAGCCCATTCTTCGATGGATTGCTTTCCGTTGGAAATTGGTTTCTTAAGAATCCGCAGGTTATTATTTCCGGAATTGCCGGTATCGGTACAGCGCTGGCTACGTATAAGATCGCGTCCAGCGCTGTGCACGCAACAAAAGCAATTACGGATCTTTTCAAAATGAACCCGGCTACACTCGAAATCATGGGTACAGTAGCTGCAATTGGTGTACTTACGACCGCAATCACGGCGTATGAACAACATGAGCAGAAGCTTGTTAATAACAATCTCGCAGATCACTTCGGAAATCTTGCACTATCCATGCAGGATATTCAGGAGGTGGCACAGTACATTCTTAATTCCGACAGTTTGAGCGGAGTGGAAGAAGCACTTGATGGGTTTGGAGAATTAGAAGAACTTTCTTCTGAAATGAGCGATGCTATTTCAGAAATTAACAAAATGGACTGGAAAGTATCTATCGGAATGGAGCTTACCGAGGATGAGCAGGAATCCTACAAAACAGCGATTGATGATTATATCTCATCCGCGCAGGATTATGTGCTTCAAAATCAGTATGCTGTATCGTTGAATCTTTCCACGGTATCCGGGCTTGACAGCGATATTTCGGATAAAATCAATCAGTTCTACTCAGATTCCTATGATGAAATGTCGTCGCTTGGCGAAGAATTGGCCGGCACGGTAAACGAGGCATTCAGCGATAAAATACTGGATCCCGATGAGATTGCTTCGATTTCAGAGATCCAGGCAAAAATGGCAGAGTTGCAAGAAAGTCTTGCGGAAAGCGAGTTTGAAGCACAATTATCACTTATCGGAATGAAGTACTCCGGAGGAGAACTTACATCGGATTCATTTCAGGATCTGCAGGAAGAACTTAATACGCAACTCGATACGATGGTTGAAGATTACGACGATTCTTATGTTAAGAACACTTCTTCCGTTTGGTCTGCGTACAAGGGAGGAAGCCTTACAGAGGACGAATATAATAAGGCGCTGGAGGAATTGCAATCTGATTACCTTGATAAGATAAGCGGAGCAGCGGCTCAGGCGGCATCGTTCCAGCTGGATACGATCATGGATCAGTATTCCGGAGATATCAGCGATGAGCTGTCGGGTCTGTTTTCCGGAGATGGAAGCTGGCTTACAGATCAGCTGACATATACGAACGAGCAGATAGCAGCAGGATATGACCCGCTCTACGGAATGGACTATGACAATCTGGAAGATTACTGGCTCGGACTCGTGCAGGATTTTCAGAATGATTGGTCATTCAAGACCACGCGCGATGCGATAGCAAAGCTCATGGAATCTATGGAGCCGACAGTCGAGCAGCTGGAGAATTTAAAGGCTCAGTACGAGGAGGCAGGCAAATCGGTTCCTGAATCGATCACAGCCGGACTGGAGCAGGCGGACATCTTAAGCGGCGTCGCAAATGGGGATCCCGACTCTATACTTAAGTATATCGGTACAATGATAAGCGGCACCGATGATGAAGAAACAATCAAGGCATTGAAAGAAGCCGGGCGCTATGTTCCGGATTCAATCATCGAGGGTATGGAAGAGGGCAGCGATGACGAGAGTTTCCTCTCGGCGGCGCAGAAATTGTATTCAGACACACAGAGCGCCATCGACGAATACTTTACGCAGGGATTTTCCACGAGTGCGGATGTTAATATTACATTGAATCCTTCATTAAGCGGACTATCCAGCTTTTCGCAATATGGTTCATCCAGCCTGATTATTCCAAATAAGAGGGCAGCCGGCGGGCTTGCTACTTCCCCGGAACTTACCTGGTTTGCAGAGAACGGTCCGGAAATGGCAATCCCAATTGATGGCAGCAGTAATGCAATATCGCTTTGGGAGAATACCGGACGTCTGCTTGGTATGGATAGCAAGCTGGATTCTCTGGAGCTTGACGGAGGAAGCAGTTCAACTTCGGTCGAGTATAGACCGACACTGCAGTTCTATGGAGATGCTCCGTCAAAGGAGGATCTGACTGATGCACTTAAGGTATCTCAGGATGAATTCGAGAGCCTTATGGAAAAATACTTAAAGACGCACGGGCGTGTGTCTTTTGCATAGGGAGTGAACTTATGGCGACAGTATATAAAACCAAGTCTGGCGACGTATGGGACAGTATCGCAAAAGAGGTGTATGGGAGCGAATCCTACACCTCTTTTCTTATGGCAAACAATCAGAGATACCTTTCCTATTTTGTCTTTCCGGAAGGCATTGGGCTGACCATCGAGGATAAGCCACAGGAAGCAAGTATTCTCCCGGATTGGAGGTCGTAACATGGCTTTACCGCGGCAGGTCGGACTTTCAATTGCATATGACGGGACGGTTCAGGAAACCGTTACCGAGACCACGACAAGCGGAAGCAGCGCAGGCACTTATACCGTGGTCTACGGAGATACTTTGTGGGCGATTGCCAATAGATATCTTGGCAGCGGGATACAGTACACGACCATTTATAATGCAAACGTTAACGTGATCGAATCCACGGCAAAGGCGCACGGCAAGTCCAGTTCCAGCAATGGTCACTGGATTTGGCCAGGAGAGGTCCTTGCCATTCCGGGAGCCGGTGCGGCAATAACGACAACAAAGACGAGCGTCAGAACTTCCGGAACATCAAATCCGGCGCTTGGAGGTAAGATTGCCAAAGCAGCGGAATCTTTTACCTACACAGATGTTGCAAGTGGTCAGTCTGACAGCGTATCCATTACCATGAAGGACATCGGAAAAGAATGGATGGGATCCTTAAAGCCAAAACGTGGATCAAGCCTTGGTGCAAAACTCAATCTTACAAATTGGAACGGGGAAAATCAAAGCAGCACGTTTGACTGTGGGACGTTCGTTCTTGACGACATCAGTTTTTCTGGCAGACCGTTAAGCTGTATCTTAGGCGGCGTAAGCGTTCCTGCAATGGATGACTTTAAATCCCTTCCAAGGTCAAAAACATTCGAATCAACCACGATCAGAGACATTGCATCGCAGATCGCATCCAGTGCCGGCGTGTCCCTTTATTACGATGCGGATGATGTTACGATTTCAGAAATCGAGCAGAATCGGCAGACGGACAGCGCCTTCTTGTATTCGCTTTGCGAGACATACGGTCTTGCTATGAAGGTCTATAACCAAAAGATCGTTATATTCGATGTTGTTAAATACGAAGAGAAGGATTCGGTACTGACTCTGCATGAGAATAAGAAGCAGATGCTTTCGTGGTCTTACAATACGACGGTGGAGGGAACTTATACCGGAGTCAGCTTCAATTACACGGATCCGGACACAGAGGATACGATCAGTGTGACCATGGGAGAAAGCGGGCGGATGTATTCCATCAATTCGCAGGCTTCCAGCCAGTATGACGCGGAACTGCAGGCAGCAGCAAAGGTCAATGAAGCGAACCGATCCATTGAGACGATGGAGGTTACGATAAGGGCAAATACCAGTATCGTAGCAAGCCAATGTATTACGATCAGTGATCTTGGAGACATCGATGGAAAATATTATGTCGACAAGGTAAAACACAGTGTGGGCAGTAGCGGATACACAATGCAGCTCACACTCCACAAGGTACAGGCACCGATTAAGGTTACGGCACCGGTTCCGTCCGCATCAAGCGGAGGAAGCACGTATACCGTAGTTGATGGAGATACACTGTGGGGAATTGCCAGAAAGTTCTATGGATCCGGTACGAAGTATAACCTGATTTACGATGCAAATTCCAGCTTGATCGAATCTACGGCAAAGGCGCACGGTAAGTCCAGTTCCGCCAACGGACACTGGATCTGGGCTGGTGAAACATTTACGATACCGGAGGGTTAATCCATGATTTTAAGAGTTGGTAAAGTTTCAAAAATTCACAGCGGGACCGGGAAGGTCTCGGTTGTGTTTGAAGACGAAAACAATGCCTCACTTCCGCTGTCCATGCTCACCATGAATAACGAATATTCTATGCCCTCTGTCGGCGACAGAGTAGTTACGTGTCAAATGGAAAATGGCAGCAGTAAAGGTTTTGTGCTCGGGACGTATTATGGCGGCGGAACACAGCCGAAGGCAAACTCCGGATACCGGAAGGATTTCACGAGCGGTGCACACGCAACGGCGAAAGGCGGCACATACAAACTTAAAGCAAGCACGATTAACATATCAGGGAGCGGAGGATCCTTAAGCCTTGGAGCAAACGCAAGCCTTGTCGGAGCAGAGGTTACCATCGGAAGCGCGGCAGCATCGGAAAATGAAAATGAAGAAGTAGAGCCGGATGTTTATCTGAAAATCACAGATGAAGAAGCGGAATTAAAGGCTGCTTCCGGTATATCCATGGAATCAGAAGACGGACCGGTTGATCTGAAAGCTACAGGGGCGGATGCCGAATTGCTTCTTGATACAGATATTCTCATAAAAGCAACGACTGTGTCTATCGAGGCGAACGAAATTACCCTGAAATGCTCCTATGGAGAAATTACCGTCGAAGATATGATGAAGCGGCTGGAGCGCATCGAGGATCAGCTCGGATTACCGCATACGATATAGGAGGGTAGGATATGGCTCAAATTGGAAATCTTGGAAAGCTGATTGTTTTTGAAGTCAGCAGTGATAAAGTTCTGACCTTTCACGATATGACGCAGACCGTCAGCGGAAGATGGACGCAACATTCGGTCATCGGTGGAAAGCCGGAATCGGAATATTTAGGATCCGGGCAACGGAGTATCACCCTCCCCATCTTTCTTTCCGTAATGCACGGCGTGAGGCCGAGAAGCACAATTGAAAAGATAGAACAGGCGGCGGAGAGCGGGGAAACGTTTTCTTTTGTTGTTGGCGGTAAAAAAGTTGGGAATAACCAATGGGTAATCAGCAGCGTAAGTGAGAGCTGGGGAGAGATCATCAAAGACGGGAAACTTGTATCTGCAAACCTTACTCTTACTCTTTCTGAATACGTATAGGAGGTGATGCAAACATGGATCCCTATATTGACATCGAAAGTGATGGCTTTACGCCGGAAGAATTTGCAGATATAAAGCTGTGTCTCGAAACGCTTTTATCCATTCAAGCGGGTACCCAGCCGATGGACAGGGATTTAGGAATCAACCTTGACGAGATAGCAGGCTATCCGACCAACGTCGCACAGAATATGCTCTCTTTGGAGATTATTGAAAAGGTAAGCATTTACGAACCGAGGGTTGAGGTTTCGTCTGTGGATTTTGAATCCGATACGGACGGACAGATTATACCACATATTTATTTTACAAAGGCGGAGGTGTAGCGCATGGAAAATATCACAGAGAGTTTTCCGGATATCAGTTTCATTGATGATTGTACCGTTGACGATGTTCTTACTCAAATGATCAATGATTATCAGACAAAATACAAAGAGCTTACCGGAAAGGAAGCATCGTTGGGAAAAGCCAACCCGTACCGACTCATTATGTATGCTTGCACGATTCAGATTTACCAGGCGATGCAGTATGCGGATTATGCGGGGAAGATGAGCTTTCTTAAATATGCCAACGGAGATTACCTGGATAACCTTGCAGCGCTTCGGGGCGTGAAGCGCACAAAGGCGACTGCTGCCACTACGGTCTTGCAGTTTTCCTTAGACGCGGCAATCGCATCCGTAGTGTCCATCCCGGCGGGAACCAGGGCGACAAATGGGAATGACGTCTATTTTGCAACAGATAAATACGTAGAGATTCCGGCGGGAGAAACAACGGTATCCGTGTCTGCCACTTGTACCGACGAAGGAACCTGCGGAAATGATTTTGCAGCAGGGGAATTCAATGTCATGGTGAATACGATTTCCTATGTCACGTCTGTCACTAATACAGAGACAACTTCGGGAGGCAGCGATCTGGAGGATGATGATTCGCTTAAGACCCGGATATTCAGTGCACAGGATGCATATTCCACAGCGGGACCGAAAGGCGCGTATGAATACTTCGTTTTGAATGTAGACCCGACGATCAGCAATGTAGTAATTGATACGCCGGAAGATGAACCGGGCACGGTATATATTTACTTCGTATGTGATGACGGTGAGCTTCCGGGCGATGTATTGATTCAGAAGGTCAGCGATTACCTGAATGACCGCGATGTCCGTCCGCTTACGGATCATGTCATCGTCAAAGCACCGAAGACAGCAACCTATGACATCGACATGACATATTATATCCCATCCAGTATGAAATCTGCCGTATCTGTGATCCAGTCGGATGTAGATATGGCAGTGTCTATCTACAATACATGGCAGACGGAAAAGATCGGCAGAGACATCAACCCATCCTACCTGATTCAGAAGGTTATGGAAGCGGGGGCAAAGCGCGTCGAGGTTACAAGCCCATCCTTTACCGTCATGGACAGCTTCACCGTGGCGAGGACGGGCACGGTAAGTGTGACATACGGAGGTGTTGAGGATGATTAATCTGTATGACAGTAACATTACCGACATCTTACCAGGATCCCTTGTCGCGGATCCAAATGTGATCGCGGTTGGCTATGCCATACAGCAAGGCGTGCGCAGGCTGATTGAATATTGTCGGAACATCAGTGTCTATGCCACCATTGCCAGCGCGCCGGACGATGTCCTTGATATGCTTGCCGTCGAGCTTAATACGCAGTATTACGAAGACACGTTGGATATCGAGACGAAGCGCAAGCTTGTAGCGAATACGCTGATATGGTTTGCAAAGTCCGGAACACCGGCAGCAGTGGAAGAACTTATTGCCGCTGTATTCGGAGAGGGCAAAATTGAAGAATGGTTTGAGTATGGAGATGATCCGTATTATTTCAGAATCGTCACGAACGCGACCATGACTCCGGATATGAACACACAGTTTACTTCCATGCTGAACATGGTAAAGAATGCGCGATCACGGATCAGAGCAATCGACATTCACCGGGAGATCAAGCAGCCGTATTATTTCGGAGTAGGACAAATTTCAAATATTAAACCTGCTGCAATCATGGACGGATATTCCGTAACCAGGAATGCCGACGGAACCGTCTATGCAGCTACTGCGGAACAGGCATTGATACACCCGGCAGCCGTTTTAGACGGATTAAATGAGACTGCCGAACCGGTAACACAAGCTATTACAGCCGGTACGGCTGATAAGAGCGTATATAAAAACACAATAACAGAATAAGGAGGATAAATTATGCCACAACCGTTTAACAATGCAGTTATGACGAATGCGGGGGCGAAGCTCTTAACAAGAGCACAGGCAGGGGAGATTAAAATCCAGTTTACTCGGATTACAACCGGAGACGGAATATATACTGCAGACGAAAAAACGCTCTCTGCATTGCAGCAACGGACGGAGCTTAAATCCCTGAAAAACAGCTATGCTCTTTCAGACATTGATGTTTTCAGTGATCATTCCGTAAAAGTGACAGCCCTGATTACCAATCAGGATCCGGTCACGAAAAAAACGCTGGTGGACAGCGGGTACTATATCAATGAAATGGGATTGTATGCAAAGCCGCAGGGTGGAAGCGACGGCGATGAAGTGCTGTATTCCATCACGACTACCGCTGGGGAAAACGGAGATTTCATGCCGCCCTATAATGGATATAATCCGGCGCAGATTACGCAGGATTATTACGCCACGGTGGATAACAGCACATCTGTCACAATCAACGTAGAAGGTGCAGCGCTATTAGTGGAGGATGCAAACAAACTGCGTGATGATACGACAAAACAAAAATATCAGATGGGTGTTGACAACGGACTGGTGTATATCCAGCCGGTAAGTGAATAGGAGGATTATAAGTATGAGCGTAACAGAAGGAAGGGTCTACGTGGCAGACAAAGAGACCCTTGATAAGGTTTACAACATTCTGGCAGTAGAACAGATCTGGGGATTCGTGGAACACATGAATGTAAAAAGCCCGTCAGCCAGAATTGAGGCAATCGGCATCAACAAAAATTATAAGAATGTAACCAGAGACGGAAGCACGGGTCTGCTTTCGTTGAATGACTGGGCGGATTTTCCAATTATAAAGGCAAATAAAGCATACATGGTAAAACCGGACGGAACGCCAGATTATATGCTCTATGATACTGATTACAGCAAAAAGGCAGACGGCACAACGGATTCTGATATTGCCAATGTAGATTACGACGGCGGCGCATTTTCGTGGTTTCCGAAAATCTATAAGCACGAGCATATGGAAGGGGATGATCGCATTGTCCTGTTTTCCATGACTGAGCGGGATGGTTATGATCCAATCGGATTCATTGACCCGGACGGAAAGGTCTTGGAAGGTGTGTGGTTGCCAATGTTCTACGGATCTATCGTAGACGACAAAATGCGCAGTCTTTCCGGTTTACAGCCTTGCTACGGCAAAACGACCGAAGAGGAGCGTACCGCCATTCAGAATTTTAGCACAAGGGCGTGTCATCTTGGCGGTCCTATTGTCGAGACGATCATTGATATCCTGATGATGATGGCAGGCTCCACTAATTTGCAAGCAACATATGGGTTGGGAAATAGCAGCGGCTATGACGCAAGCCTTACCCCGACCATGGGTGTAAAACAGAATGCTATAATCGGTGGCGGACAGTTCTACGGCACCGACGATGGCAAGAGCCTGAATAAAATCTTTCACTCCATCGTACTGGGATCCTTCCAGCAATGGATGAGAGATCCGTATGAAATCGTTGTAAACGGAAGAGTAAAGGTCAGTAAAAATTACACGTATGATCTAACAGCGGCATCCTATTCAGATACCGGAATTGACATTCCGGCGGTCGAGGCAAAAGGATGGTGTTACCCCCTGCGGTATCAGACCGTACCGGGATATGGGTCAATTCCGGCTCTTACCTTAGAGGGCGGGAGCACATCAATGGGAAGCTGCGATGGGCTGTATCGAAGCGCTTCGCAGGATAAAATCACGGCGGTTGCCCTTCGGTTTGGCAGGTGCGTCAACGGTCTCTCTGCAGGCCCTCGTGCTCGTAATTGGAGCAGCACGGCCACGCATACGGACTGGAACATCGGTGCTGCCGATCTTCTGCTTCCACCTGTCGGCGTAGCCGTCTAGGGGGGCTGGGGGTGCGCAGCAATTCCCCCAGGAATACATGAGCGCTTTCTTATCTTGAAAATGAAATGAAAGATTATAGGGGAGGAGGACGACGTCTCCTTGGGCGGTTGCCCTTCGGTTTGGCAGGTGCAACAACGGTCTCTCTGCAGGCCCTCGTGCACGTAATTGGAACAACACGGCCACGAATACGAACTGGAACATCGGTGCTGCCTTTATCTATCCAATTTAGAACATTAACCTAAAGCCGCCCTCCTTCCTACACCACTGGCAGTTGAAACACTGCTATATCCGCGATTATTCGTATGGTGAGTGGAAATGAACTCGATGCAGGGTACATGGCAAAGCGGTCGCACCTGTCATGTACAGAGGATAGAAGAAAAAATATCTTAAGGGTATGGCTTATATGAAAGAGTACAAATATCTGTATCGCAAAATGCTTGACGAAGATCTTATACGGAAGGCATATAAAAATTTACGAAAAGGTAAGACAAAGCGCAAGGAGATAATTTACATTGATGCGCATCTGAACGAAGAAGTACTGAAAATGAAACTAATGATCGAAAACACAAAACCTCCGGACGTGGAAGTAGAGCATCCGGAGATGACTTATAGGCCGCATAGCAGGATCCCGAAGATCATATTTGAGCATGGCAAGAGACGTAAGATCTACATGCCGGAGATTCATGAGCAATGGTTACATCATATCATTGTTCTCGTGCTGGAGCCGATCATTATGGCAACCGCCTACCCGTTTTCCTGCGGATCCTTTCCGAAGAGGGGAGCGCACTACGGCAAGAAAGCTATTGTGAAGTGGTTGAACTCCGGAGATGGAATCAGATATTTTGTAAAGATCGATATCCGGCACTTTTACGACAATGTGCGTATAGAGATTCTGATGAGGGAACTGTCGATCCGGATTAAAGATGAATGGTTCCTTTATGTCATCCGGTTGTGTCTTACCGGATTTAAGAAAGGGATTCCACTCGGATTTTATGTATCACAATGGCTTGCCAACTACATATTGGAACCGCTCGACAATTTCATCACAGAAAAGCTCGGATTGAAAAAGTTTGTACGATACATGGATGACATGGTTTTCTATGCGAATGCAAAGAAGGTGCTGCATGGAGCGATTACGGCAATCAGACAATTTATCGGCAGGCGTTTCCGCTTGAAGCTGAAAAACAATTATCAGGTGTGCCGGTTCTATTATGAAAAGAAAGGTAAGGTCACGGGTAGACCACTTGACTTCATGGGATTTTTGTTCTTCCGAAGCAAAGTCCTTATCAGGAAGCGTATCATGCTTGAAGCGGTCCGGTTGGCCAAACGGCTCCACAAAGCAAAGAAAGCCGGACGCGGCTATTATAAGAAGCACTTGAAAGCCATGCTGAGTTACATGGGATGGTTTTACTGCACAAATACCTATGATTGCTACAGAAATAATATTAAACCATTCGTAGATATCGGCAGGTTCAAGAAAATAGTATCAAAATTAGATAGGAGGGAAAATGAGTATGAAGCAATGGAGCGAAGAAAGATGCGCCCAGCAGCCTAAGGAGCTGGAACTGGTCGCGCAGGACACCTACATCCAACGTCGGAACATCACGCCGGTGGATCATGAGGAGCAGGATGACATGCCGGCATACACGGATTACGTCTGCGAAAGCCGAGAGATTTCCGTTTCCGAGTATGAGATGCTGAAAAGCATTGAGGAAATTGATGCTTCGCAGGTAATCGATAACTACACAATGCAATTGATGGAAGAGGGGGTAATTTGATATGGCAAGCATTTTAGTACAGAGCTTAAAGAGACTATACAATCAAAAAAAAATCACCGAGGCGCAGGTGGCAGAGCGGGTGAAAACTGGAAAAATTACTGCCAGCGATTATGCGTATATCACCGGCGAGGCGTATGATGCAAACTAACCTTACCGAGATAGTAGAAAAGCAGAGCCTAATTATATCCATTCAGGCAGGCGTGATAAATGATCTTTTCGGATTGCTGGGTCAATATATGGCAACAGAGGAACTGGATACTCTTCCGGTTGTGGCCAGAATAAACACAGCTGCCGAAATCCAGTCTGAAATTGATTAAGCGAAGAAGATTACCATTAAAAGAAGGGGATCCGAAATGAGGTAAATACGAAGCCACAGAGGGGTCCCCTTTTTGAATATCAATGAAAGGGAGGTAGAATTCGTTGAGTATACAAGAGATTTTAGCAAATGGCGGTCTTACATTGGTCGTAATACTTTCTATCATTCAGGTCGCACCGGTCAAAATCAACCCGTGGAGCTGGCTTATGCGAATCATCGGAAAGGCTTTGACAGCGGATGTGCTGGACAAGCTGGAAGAGAATAAAGCGGATACAGCGCGATACCGGATCCTCCGGTTTGAGGATGAGATCCGCCATGGGTCGAAGCATACAGAGGAACACTTCAATCAGATTCTTTTGGATATCGATCAGTATGAAAAGTATTGCGCAAAGCACAAAGATTATCCAAACAACAGAGCTGTTTCCTCGATTGCGAAGATTAAGAAAACTTATGAAAAATGCAAAGATGAAAATTTGTTCAGTTAGGAGGGGAGGGCTTATGAAACAAAAGGAAAAAATACTTGGAGTTATGGATCGCATCCTTGTATTTATAGCCATCCTGCTCCTTGTGTTTACATCGGTAATGATCGTGATCTATGTTAAGACAGGCGGAATCCCGGACACCCTTTGCACCTGCGTATTTTCCGTATGTGGCGGAGAGTGCGGCGTGATGGGATGGATTAAGACGAACAAAGATAAGCAGAGAGACCGAGAATATGAACTCGAGGATAGAGAAAGTGAAATAGAAACCCATATCGGAGAGGAGGAAGAGTCATGACATTGGAAGTATTTTTATTTGGATTATTGTTTGTATCAGCGTTTACCGGGTTATTCACAGAAGGGGTCAAGATATTTTTGCAGGAGTTGAGCGTTCCCTACCATGCAAACGCCCTTGCTGGATTTGTAGCAATTGTTCTTTCTCTTTTGGTCGGATCGGCGTACATCATTTTGACAGCAGATACAATTAATGCACAGATAGTTGTATATCTGATCGCATTGGTGCTTCTTTCGTGGTTATGCGCAATGGTTGGATATGATAAAGTGATTCAGACAATCACGCAATTTAAGAAGTAAGAAGTAGGAGGTAATATTTATGTCTATTATTGTTTTTGGCTCAGCACGAAGTAATGAAAAAGGGGGAGCATCTGGCGGTGTACCGGGTGATCAGAAACAAGTTTCCGGCACCAACGACACCAAGGGCGAAGTGAGTATGTGCGCATTTTACATGCATACTCTCGGCTGGCTTGTATTCAATTGGATCAATAACGCTTACGCGGAAGCGGCAGCGTTGCAAATGAAATATGCGTGCAACAACATGAACATCGGTTACTGTCAGGCGCACAAGACGACGCTGTTTATCTACGTAAAAGAACACAAGATCAAGTCGCTGGATAAAGTCGATAAGCCATGCGAGACGGACTGTTCAACGCTGATCCGCGTGATTATTTACATAGTAACCGGAATTGACATCGGAGACATCACCACAGCCCCGAAAAGTGAACCAGTCAAACTGGCGGCAAGCGGACTGTTCGAGGCTTCATACGAATATACGTCACAGGATAAAACACCGGTGTACAACGGCAGCATCCTAGTGACAAAATCAAAAGGACATACCGGTATTGTCGTCAGCGGGAATCCTCGACGGGATGCAGGGGATAAAGCGGAAGCGGATGCAGAAGAAAAAGCGGAAGCGGCTGCATCATACAGCGTTGGAGACGTTATATCCTTCATCGGATCAAAACATTATACCAGTTCGAGTGCCGCATCCGGGAAGACATGTAAGCCTGGCACCGCAAAGGTTACGAATGTATATGCGAAAGGGAAACATCCGTACCACCTGCAGGCGGTGACCGGCGGCGGATCTACTGTCTATGGCTGGGTGGATGCAACGGATATCGAAGGAACCACAAGCAGCGCATCCGCATCCGCATCCAGTTCCGAAAGCTTTGCGATTGGAGATAAAGTAAAAGTAACCGGCACGATCTATGGCACCGGTAACGGAACCGGCGGAAGCATTAAAAAGAGTGGTGCGATCATGTACATTTCTGATATCGCCAATTCCAAAACCTACCCGTACTACATCGGTGTGGCTGCCAAGAAAGGCGGTACCCGGATCGGATGGGCGAAGCCGGATATTGTCAAAAAGCAGTAATCACAGTAAAATAGAGGTGCTATTAGCACCTCTATTAATTGCACACATTTTCATTTCTATCCCTTGAGGTATAGAAATGAAAATGTGTATTTAAAGCCGTAAAAAAAATAGGTGTTTAAATACGCAAAAAGAGATTGGCTCCATCCCATGTGCATTCCGATAATATGGACTTCGCGATTTCATTTTTTTCATCAGCCGAAAGCCCGTCAAGGCTTTTGATCATCCGAATAACTCCCTCAATACGCTCCGCTGTAGAATGGTTTACATTCTCAGAACGGCGCTGTTCAGCCTTTGCAATTTCAATTTCACGGTTTAATTCGGAAAGAGAAAGGTCTTCGGCCTCAATCTGGGGTATGATATATTTTGACGCCGCCGAACCATCTGCCAGTGATTCTGTCAACCGGGAGATCCGGGAACGGACAGCGCTTGCTTTTTTTTCGAGGTCACGAATCATGATGGAATAATCTGTATCTACAGTTTGATCCGCGGCGGCCATATATTCCGAGATAACCGCAGGATCAGCTTCTATTCTATGAAAGACATTCATTACCTGTTCATCTATTTTATTGCATCTAATAGCACTCATATCGCAAGCATCGCGACCAAGTTGATTGCGCTTTGAGCATACATAAGAAGAGAGGACTTGTCCATGAGATCCTTTTTGTGTAGCCCTTATCATTAAGCGTCCGCATTTCGCGCATCTTAATACTCCCTTCAGAAGCGGCATCGGATATTTCGGCTTTTTCAAATAAGTATTCACCTTAAACCGTTCCTGAACAGCAAGCCATTTCTCCGGAGAGATGAACGCTTCATGCATACCTATGCAAACAGTCCATTCTGAGGGCGGTTGAGCCTGATTACGTTTGTTCACTTGTTTTGTGCGACCGTAAATCATTACACCACGAGACCCGTCCCATGCCTCACGATCTTCCACGATATTGCAACCAAGATTCGTGTAATAGTCCCAAATCTCGGGGGATGCAGCAACGCAAAAAGGCATTGTTAAAAGTTTGTAAAGCTGGGAAGTGGTAAACAGCGCCCCTTTTGGAGTATTTTGACCGCGTTTTCGTAAAGTTGCCGACATGGTTTTAAGAGAATACTTACCATCGAGAAATTCATCGTAAATACTTTCAACAAAAGCCGCAGCCTCTGGAACGGGAACAATGATGACGTGCTTTTTGCCGTTGACAACGACGGGTTCGCGACGGTAGCCATAGGGCGGATTTCCACCGACCCAGAGTCCTTTCTTTGCCAGACCGATCATATTATCGGTAACGCGGGCGGCAATAGTTTCACGTTCCATTTGCGCGAAGACCATTGTTACATACATCATCGCTCTGCCAATCGGTGTTGTCGTATCGATATTTTCCTTAATCGACACGAAAACAATCCCGTTTTCTTCCAGCAATCCGTAAATATTTGAAAAATCACGTACATCACGAGAGAGACGGTCGAGCTGATATACCACCAGGACGTCAATGAACCCGTCCTTTACGTCAGCCAGTAATTGAATCAGACCCGGCCTGTCGGTGTTGGCTCCGGTGAAACCCTCGTCTTGATAGCATTCGAAAGAATCAACCTGATTTGGAAATTTGAAATCAACGAACTCCCGGCACATACGCCGCTGGTTATCCACGGAATCGGATTTATCGGAATAGACTGATTTTCTACAATATGTTGCAATTCGCATAAAAATACCACCTTTCTAACTTGTTTGGAAGTCCGAAAGATGATAGAATAAACACATGGGTTGTGTGATTCTTCATCTTCGGATTTCCGAAGAGGAATCATCCGCCACCTTTCTTCTTAGGAGGGTGGCGTTTTTCATTTATTAAGTTACATGATTTAAAATCTTAACTCGCCGCTTACCAGATAATGGGTGCGGCGGGGATCCTTATCTTTTTAAATTATATTCGTCTGAGATTCGATCAAGATTGTCTTCGAAATTTTGCTGTATTTCATTTGATTTTTCGTCGTAATCTTCCATTATCTCATCAATACTTCGATAATCAGATCGCTCAGAAATCAGCTCGCCTGTTTGGTAATCATATATATCTACCATTTTGTCGGTATCGCCGTATGCCCAATAACAATTTCCGTTCTTGTAATCAGTTATTCTAAAAACGGCCCAATCGTCTATGACGTGCATATAATGGCATTCCATAAGTACAATTTTTCCATCAATATCAGTTATAGCAATGCTTAAATCAATATCTCCGTCAACTTCTATGTCTGCTTCCTCAAGGGAAAAAGCTGTTATTTCCTGAAAACCTATCTCAACAAGAGCCTCAGCCGCACATTCGTTAAATGATGACATCGCTGTTTTTTCAGTAAGATATGCTTTTTGATCTTCGGTTAAAGAATCCTTCAATTCGGTAGAATCATCTGTGCTGTCACTTGATTCGATAACTTCATTCACTTCGGTTTCTGTAGCTTGCGAAGATTGCACTTCGCCTTCGCCAGTAGATCCGCATCCAGCTAGAGTGACAAATGATGTCAAAACAAAAAAGAATAAAAGTTTACATTTTGTCCGTGCCATTTCTTTTCACCCAATCCTTTCTTCTGTGCCTCCTATGGTACTCGAAACAGAGGAGGCCGTGTTCCGTGCAGAATTTAAGGTCTTTTTATAAGCCGCCTCCGCAGAGACGGTTTCGCTGTCTATACCTGTGTTGTCTGATTCCTTTCCTGCAATGTTTCCGATTTTCGTTGCAACTTCCAAGATGCCATCAATAATGATTTGCTGGTGTTCCGGCTTCATAGTCATAAACTTTTCAACAATCGCGCATGCTGCCGGAGACATATTGTATTCAGCTGCTAAGGCTTCCAAAATTGAATTTGGGCCTGCCCTGAACATTTCGCCGGTTCCGGTTCGGAGCCATTCTTCATTTACTTTAAACTCTTTGCAAATAAGAGAAATAACCGCATCGCTTGGATTATTCTTTCCAACCTCGTAAGCACCTATATTGCCCCTTGAGATTCCGATCCTATCAGCAAATTCCTGTTGAGTCAATTCTAAAGCCTTTCTAAGCTTCTTCAACCTTTCATTCATTGTGTAATCACCTCACTTTCTGTTTCAAATTATATATATTAAGGCTGATAAAGTCAACAAGAAATGTTGGTATGCAACAAAATGTTGGTAAATTTCAAAGTAAGTATTGACAAATGAAATATACCAACATATAATTGTGGCATACCAACAAAAACCGCGAAGGAAACACAGACATAGGCATAAAAGAAAATGAGCGCCTGATGAATTCAGACGCTCACAAGGGGCTACTTGCTTTGCAACGCTTTTACGATTGCAACGTATTTCTTTCCAGAGATTGCACCGGCTTCATAAAGCGCCTCGAACCGCTTTATTTCAGACGGGATGCTTTCCTTAAATGCTTTCGCAGCTTTACGGTTTGGCTGCGGAAGCCCGGTAAGATAGCCTAGTTCAGATGCCAGACGGTAAATGTGCTTGCAGGGAAGATTCCTTCGTGAAAAATCCTCGCATGTACAATGGACAAGCGAAACTTCATAGGGAAAAGATCCGACGATGACTGCTGTTTCATTTTTGGTATCTACGGTCACATCCGCCGGACTGATCCCCATGGCACTATCAATTCGCTTTACCTGCTCCACATCTTTGTGGATATCCTCTGACCAGTTTCCAAGCTTCATAAAACCACTCCTTCCTTAGTATGGTAAATCAATTATATCATTTTGGGCGGAGGACACAAATAAAAAGGAGGCAACACAATGAGCGAAATGATCAAAAGAAACTCACAGGAGATCAGTGATGAGCAGGCAAAGAACATCAAACGGCTTTGCGAAATCATCATGTCAGGCCCGGAAGAAAAACGGGATATACTCACAATCGCAGCATCCGCCTACACAGACGGATTCATAGCAGGAGAAGCTATCGCGGCAAGCAGAAATGGACAGTAAAAGCGAAACTGAAAAATTAAGGCATCAAGCAGTGTGTTGGGGGATACACTGCGGAGAAGGCGGGGTAAAGTACCTTCTCTGGCGGGTTTGCGACTATTACTAAACTTACGGGCATATCAACTTAACTTTCAAACAAACCATTCACTAAAAAATCCCAATCTTTAATACTCAAAATGATATCTGGCAGCGCGTCTACTGATGCGCTGCTTAATTAACCTCTCAGACATCAAGCAGTGCATTGGGGGATACACTGCGGAGAAGGCGGGGTAAAGTACCTTCTCTGACGGGTTTGCGACTATTCATTTGTCAAACCATTCACTAAAAATCCCAAATTCCAGCAACTTAATAACAAGGGTGAAATCTGACCAGACACACAGACAGGGGGCGATGCGCATGAAAATCAAAGATGCGATATGCAAACATTAACGCTTGAAAAGAGAAGGAAGGCTATTAGGTGGGGCAAATGAAAAAGAACGATATTAATGTAATCGTGGAGTACACGGAGGGCTGTGAGAAGAGATACACGGAAGCAGTGCTTAGAGTCTTAGAAAAGAGAAAAAAAAGAAACGCTGCTGAAATGAGCGTTTATGGAAGCGCTGATCACAGTAATGACAATTATTTTGAACCATGATAAGGGACAGGAGAAAAAGAATGAATAAACAAAAAATATGGGAAAAGATTAGGGATAAGATTTCAATCCTGCTTTTCTTGGCGATCCTCCTTCTGCTCGTTATTTGCGGGATCCGGAAGAGAATCGAATATGTGCAGGCTGCGGAGTTGACGCCGGAGCAGATGATCGACACAGGAGAGATCTACCAGGTGGACTGTACTGCGTATGACAATCAGGAAGGAATTCTGACTGCTACCGGCCGGCCAACAGTGGAAGGACTGACGATGGCAGGCGCAAAGGAATGGCTGGGATGCACCTGCATTCTCTACGACGAGGATATGAATTTCCTCGGATTTTATGAATTTACCGATACCGGCTATGGACGCGACGGAGACATTGAGCGTGGCGAAACGATTGATATCTACATAGAAAACCACGAAGAAGCAGTTTCGTGGGGGAGACGCACGGTATATATCCAGATCGTCCGCTCCGAAGGTTAGGAGGCACCCATGATACGACTACTAAGAAAATGGAAAATCATGCGATTTTTAAAATGGCTGCATGAACTGGCGGTAGAAGGATGCTGGGAGAACGATAACTGTATAACATGTCCCTACAGAGATGGCGAGGGTAGATGCCTGATCGCATCCGCGGAGTGTTCACTGGATCTGATCGAGAAAAGTATTTAGGAGGATGTCAAAATGAAGATGGCATTGAAAGACGGTCAGATCCTTATCAAAGATGCTGACAATATGCAATTTTCGATCATTAAAAGCTGGAACAAGATGAAGTGGAGCAGGGCGGACCAAATGCTTTATGGACCAGCCGACGGAGAGCTTTTGAATAAACTTTCCAGTATTGTGAAGCTTCCTGGCGTGATCGAAGCAGAGCGGCAGCGATTGAATCGGATTGCGGAAGCCGTTGACCGGGAACGTATGGAAGAAGAACCGGTGCCGCTATATAAGTACCCGGTCAAGTATCCGCTATTTAAACATCAGACGAGAGGCGCTAACATGGCGCTGCTCACATTCGGACTTATTCCTCCGTCGGAACCGGAGAAGCCGGATGAAGATAAATAACAGGGAGAAAGGAGAGACAACATGGAAGGAGAAAAGAGAATTGTAGAAATTGATGGGGTAAAGATTGAGGTTGATCTTAGGACAGCAAAGCGGGTGGATTCTTTCAGAGTCGGCGATAATGTAAAGGTTCTGGATCAGGATTACAACGGTTATAAGGTTAAGCCTGGTATCATCGTTGACTTTGCAGAATTTAAGCAGCTTCCGACAATCGTAATCGCCGTATTTAACGAGGGCAGCTGGTCGTCCTCACCGAGTATTGATTTTATCTACTACAATCGGGAAACAGCAGATAAGATCGAACTCGTTCCGACAACTGAGGATGAAATCAGAGTCAGCAAGGAGGGCGTGATTGAGAAGTTCGAGCGTGAAATTCAAAAGAAAAAGAATGAATATATCGACTTACAGAACCAGCTGGAATATTTTAAAAAGCATTTTCTTAATGAAATAGACTTATGCAATGCAGCCAAGGAGGGTGTAAAAGAATGACCGAGAGAGTTAAGACAACAGCAAAGATTGAAAACAGAGAAACCAAAGAAATGTCGGCTGAAACAATGATTATTTTCGGAGTAAACGGCGCGGAAGAGTTAGCTCAGGGAAAAACAAAGGGTATTCACGTAAGCGCTGGCTTTTTTGGTTATGTCATTCCGGAACAGGTTTATGCAATAATCATGTCGGATCTGATCGCAAGAATTACTTTAGAACGGTATAGGGAATTGGATCATACAACGCAGTCATTTTTGCTTTATGAGATCGGTAACCATTTGCTGGATAAATCAAAGGAAGTCGTGGACGGGCTGACGTATGAGCAAAAAAAAGAAGATCTTGAAAGGCACAAAATAGAACTTGTGGCGGCGATCTTAAGTAATTATTTTGAAAATATGCAACCTAAATGATTAATTTATATGACGCACCCGGAAGAATCCGGCGCGTATATAGGAAGGAGGCGATGCAAATGACATCTCAAGGTAAAGGATTCGGATTCCTATTTGAGATGGGCTGATAGGGATGCGGAAAAACCCTGACTGCAATCGCAGTTGCAGGGGCAGCCTATCAGATGGGAGCTATTAAAAAGGTGCTGATTGTTGCGCCGACATCTGTATGCTCCGTCTGGCCCAAAGAATTTGACGATTACGCCGATTTCAAATATCAGGTCAGAGTGCTCCTTGGAGACAAGAAGCACCGTATCAAGGAGCTGGAGGAGTTAGAATCCTTTCCGTTTAGAACTCTTAAGGTTGCGGTTATCAATTATGAATCCACTTGGAGAGAGGGCATTTTTGAAGCGCTGCTGGGCTTTCAGCCGGATCTGGTTATCGCGGATGAAAGTCAGAGGATTAAGACCCACGACGCGGAGCAAAGTAAAGCAATGCATCAGCTGGGGGATATTGCGAAATACAAGCTGATCCTCTCAGGGACCCCGGTGCAGAATAACGCTATGGACATATATAGCCAGTACCGATTTCTGGACTCGACCGTATTCGGAACGAACTTCTACGCTTTCCGAAGTCGGTACGCAATCATGGGTGGATTTAACCGGAAACAGGTGGTCGGATACCGGGATCTGGACGTGCTCATCAAAAAGGAACATTCTATTGCGTACCGGGTTACTAAGGAAGAGGCGCTTGATCTTCCGGAGCAGACGTTCCTTACCAGGTGTATTCAGTTCGACAGCAAAGCAAAGCATTTTTACGATCAGATCAGGCGGGATAGTTACGCAGAGCTGGAAAATGGAGGAGAGATCACCGCAACGACAGTGCTTACAAAATTGCTTCGCTTGCAGCAGTTCACCGGAGGATTTATTCAGGCAGACGGAAGTGACAAGCCGGAATTGGTATTCAAAGGAAAGCTCGATGCATTGGAGGATATCCTGGACGATTATGTGATCGATGCCGGAAAGAAGTTGGTAATATTCTGCCGGTTCAGACCGGAAATCGACCTGATACAAAACCTTTTATCAAAAAAGAAGATCCAATACCACAGCATTTACGGAGACATCAAGATCGAGGACAGAGGTCCTATCGTCGAGGATTTCCAGACCAATCCGGAAACAAAGGTTTTCCTCGCTCAGATAGATACGGCCGGGCTTGGAATCACACTGACAGCGGCAGATACCTGTGTCTACTATTCTGTAAACTTTAATTATGCAGCGTATTCCCAGAGCCTTGCCCGTATCCATAGGATCGGACAGCGGAACGCGTGCACATACATCCATCTGGTGGTCGAAAAGAGCATTGATGAGGTCGTATTGAAGGCGCTTGCCAAAAAAGAGGACTTGGCAAAGACCGTTGTTGATACATGGAGGGATTATTTCTGATGGAGCTGATTATCAAGGATGCAAGGTCGGTGTGCCCGATATGCAGCGGAGTAGTTCATGAGCTGATTATAAACACATTGTACCGGTGCTATGATTGCCAGATGTTGTATCAGGTAGTAGGCGAAGGGTACACAGAATCGGCATTGAAAGTAAAAATGGAAATTTAAGGAAGGAGGAGCCGCCATGCGAACCGAGCAAACACATTACTACAGAGACCGCACATCATACCGTACCGGAAACCACGCAGTATAAAACCTTAAGGAGGAAACAACATGGATTCAATTTTAGACGAGAAGGTCAGAGAGTACAAGGAACTTCTTGACCGGAAAGAGGAACTGGCAAACCAGACAAAGGAAAACAATGCCGCAAAGGAAGCGTTGGAGCAGGAAATCTGCAAGATGATGGTGGATGAGGAAAAGCCAAACACGACTGTGGACGGATTCACATACAGCCTGCAGCAGTCCACTATGTATTCCAAGAAATCAGAGGCAGATCTGGCAGAAGCAGGAGTGTGCTTCTTTGATGTATTACGGGAACAGGGGCTTGGAGATATCATCGTTGAGAAGGTAGACCCGCGCACCTTAAACAGTTCCTGCAAGGCAATGGTGGAGGAGCAGGGCGAACTTCCGGAGGAACTTACGGAATGCCTGAGTATCTATGAGAAACTCACTCTTTCCAAGAGAAAAGCAAACACAAAGGCTCTGGACAGAGCAAAAGCAAACAGAGAGGAGTAGGAGCATGAGCGATTACGAACAGATGGAGTTGGATGTCCGCTTAGAGAGCGAGAAAAGCCTGAAAGAAAATGTTGCGAAGGTAATTCAGTTTACATGCAACAAGCGCATAGCGGAGGCAGAGGAAAACGGTCGCCCGATTCAGGCGATCAGAAACAAGCATGAGGGTTATGGTATTGCATCCGAGGCTTACAGCAAGATTCAGGTCAAGGAAAAGGATATCAAGAACGGCATGGGAGATTACTTAGCACTCCTGCAGGTTCAGGGAGAGGAAGCGGTGCAGGCTTGCGCTAGGCTTTACGACGCAGCATTGAACCTTGCTATGGACGCTATCGGAATGGCGGCAGATATGAACCGGGTTCTGAATGATTTGTATTATGGCGGTTCCCCTAAAACGCCGCTGGAGGAATGCGCAGATAGCCTTGAGGACACAGAGCCGAATGAGTTTGAGGAGGCTGACACGCCGGATGCAGAGGATATGGATGAAAACGATCCGGAGGAAGAACAGAGTGAGGAGGAAGAATCGTAAATGAGTATTGCCATTGAAGAGACCAAACTGGTCACAGTAAAAGACAGAAACGGAATCATCCTCTGCAAAGGAGACCCTGTTCTTCTCCGCATCAGGAATCAGGATATTGTGTGCCGCTATATGGGGATTGAAAACGGTTATTTTTCCACAGAGACATTGGTGGGAGATCATAAGAACCAGTATCGACAGGGCAGCATTGAGGATTGTATCCGTATTTCAGGCATCCGGGAGTACCCGGACGAGGATTTAAAAGCAGCATCGGAAAGCGGCGGTCGGTTTGCGGACCAGCCGACATTAAAACCGGGAGCATGAGAAGGAGGAATTTATTATGGCAAAGAATGAAGTAGCAACAAAGGCAGAGGGAAACTTCAATCTGGTAACTTTGGACGGTGCGCTGGCAGAGGCGATCAATGAGGAAATGGATGGACTTGGTTCCGTTCCCTTTGATCGGGTAAAGATTCCGTCCGGCGGCGGTATTGCATTTGAACTTCCGGGAGAGGATGAGGATTCCACAGAGAGCGCAACGGAACTTATCGGGGTTATCCTCTGGCATCATCCGGTAAACGCATATTGGCGAGAGAAATTCTCCGGAGGAAATGAGCAGCCGGACTGCTCCAGTTATGACGGAAAGACGGGAGTGGACAGGGAAACAGGAGAATGCAAGCGTTGTGATTCCTGCCCCTACAATCAGTTTGGTTCCGACGGAGCCGGGAAAGCCTGCAAGAATGTTCACAGGGTTTACATCTTGAGAGAGGACAATCCTGTGCCGCTGATTCTTTCCCTGCCGCCGACAAGCCTGAAATACATGAGGGATTACATCAGCAAACGCATCCTGCTTAAAAATATGCGCTGCTATCACGCAGTAACCAAGATTACCCTGAAAAAGGAGAAGAACGCAGGCGGCATTGTTTACAGCCGCGCCGCATTTTCCTTTGTATCGAAGCTTACACCGGACCAGATCACGGCTGCGGAAGCTATGGTAAACAGTATTAAGCAGCTGGATCACAACGTGGACATCGAAGACAATGATTACAATACTGCACCGGCGCAAGCAGCACCCACGGTTTCTGAGGATGGTTTTATGAATGTCCCGGAAGGAATCGATGAGGATTTGCCTTTTAATTAGATCTATGGGGCGGGTCATACCCCCCCCGAACATATTCGGAGGTTGAATTAGATGAATGCGGAGCAACTAAACATAGACGATTTTGTTGACTATGCAGCCGAGTATAAGAGCATATTGAAACACGCTGAAATTTCAGGAGACCGCATCGTCGGGCGCTGCCCGTTCCATGATGACAGCAAAAATTCCTTTACGGCAGATCTGCGGACAGGAATGTGCCATTGTTTTACAGGATGTATTGACGGTAACTTTATTTCGTTTTGGGCAAAATATCACGATGTCAGCACCAAGGAAGCATACAAGCAGATCCTGGATAAGTATGGAAAATTGGAACAGCCGCAAGAGAAAGAAAAATCAAAACCCAAACTTGCTCCCCTTACTCTTCCGGAATATGCCTTTTCCAAAAGGCTGCCGGAAGAGTTTCTAAAAGAAGTATGCCGCGCTTCAACCGGAAGATACAAGGACGGGGTACAATGGCTCAAACTTCCATATTTCACAGAAGCAGGCGATTCCCCGGTGTTCCGGAAGCGGTATGGAAATAAGGAATTCCGGTGGAGCTATGGCAGCAGCGGAAAATTGATCCTTTATGGCGAATGGAAACTTGCGGAAATACGCCAAAGCGGGTATGCAGTGTTGGTGGAAGGAGAGAGCGATACACATACTCTGTGGTACCTGAAAATCGCTGCACTGGGTGTGCCGGGCGCACAAAACTTCAAAGCTGCCATGGTTCCAAAACTGGAAGGACTCAAAATTTACATACATGTCGAGCCGGATAAAGGAGGAGAGACATTTCTTGAAAAAGTGTGCCGGATCCTTCATGAGGAAGGTTTTGCCGGTCAGGTATTTATGTTCAGTTGCCGTCAATTTGGAGTAAAGGATCCCTCAGAGCTTTACCTGAAATTTGGGAAGGAAGACGCTGCGGAAAAGATTCAGAAGGCGATCCAAAAGGCGGAAGAAATCAAGCTGGATGAATTATCAGAGATCATACCGGAGGCGGTAAAAGGCGCGCCGGTCAACTTGCGGCAGCCGGAAGGGTGGCTGTATTCCGAGAAAGGGATCAGTCACATCGATGAAAAGAAATCACTTCCCACATTGATATGCCGGACACCGATCATACTTACGCAAAGGCTTAAGAGCATGGAAACCGGTGAGGAGAAAATCGAGATTGCATTTAAACGGGACGGAAAGTGGAACAGGGCGATCTTCCCGCGCAGCACAATATTTACAAGCAGAGGAATCACGGCACTGGCGGATCTTGGCTGCACGGTGACATCGGAAAACGCAAAGCAGGTGGTGCGCTTCCTTGGAGCGCTGGAGGCGGAGAATATCGATCTGATCAATATGGCAAATTCGGTTTCGACGCTTGGATGGCAAACGGGAGGTCGTTTCCTTCCGGGACACGGCGGCGATCTTGTCTTGGACATCGATCCTTCCCTGCGGGGATGGGCAGCAGCCTATCATGTATGCGGGACGCTTGATGACTGGAAGAACATTATGCAGCCGCACCGGCAAAGAGACAAGTTCCGGTTTATTCTTGCGGCAAGCTTTGCGGCTCCACTTCTGCGGATCCTCTCCCAGCGGATCTTTTTCGTATATAACTGGGGCGGGTCTAAAGGTGGAAAAACGGCAGCGCTTAAGGCGGCACTTAGCGCATGGGGTGACCCGGAGCATTTGATGGTAAACTTTAATGCTACCCAGTTTGCCCTGGAACGCATGGCGGGCTTTTACAATGATCTTCCGATGGGGATTGACGAACGTCAGCTTGCCGGGGACCGGCAAGGAAGCATCGAAAAGATCGTATACATGATCGCATCAGGAACCGGGCGTGCAAGGGGAAGCAAAGGCGGCGGATTGCAGGCGCTAAATACGTGGCGGACGATAGCGCTTGCCACCGGCGAAGAACCGCTTTCTACGGAGACATCCCAGACCGGTGTGTCCACGAGAATTCTGGAAGTATACGGCGCCCCATTTGACGACGAAAGAGAAGCAAGCCTCATGCATCAGCAGGTCGGGCTTAATTACGGCTGGGCAGGTCCGGAATTTATTAAGCGGATCCTGCATACCGATGAGCAATCCATTACGGAGCATTATGAGAAGATGGTCGAGCAGGTTTACCAGATCGCAGATGGAACCAATGGCAGCCATATCGCCGGAATCAGCGCGGTGGCATTGGCGGATGCAATGATTGATTCATGGATCTTTGGGGATCAGCCCGAAGAGGATTTCGATGAAAAGCAGCCGCTGCGGATCCGGGAGGAGTCATGGAGCCGAGCCGTATCTATGGTTACATCCATCCTGGAGGAGCAGATGGAATCTAGCGTAGAAGACGTAAATGAAAATGCGACGCAGTTTATCGTGGACTGGATCTTATCCAACCGGCAGTATTTCGGCGAAAAAGCAATCGGAACCTGTCTCGGTACCATAAGTCCGGATCAACGTAAAGCATACATTTTTCCGTCTATTCTGAATCAGGCACTGTCAAAAGCAGGATATAGCCCACGGAAGACCATAAAATACCTTTCAGAGCAGGGGATTATTACGACTAAAAAAAAGAACGAAAAGTACAAAGTTTATAGCGTTGCAAAATGGTTTGACGGCAAGGCGTGCAGGTTCGTTGAATTTGATCTGGGACGTTTCTCAAAGCCGATAGATCCTCTTAACGAAGAGGAAGCTGCAATGCAAAGAGACGCGGAACCGGAAAGTACAGAGGATGGGTGGCAGCAGTTAAGCATGGATGATATGTCGCCATTTGATGAAACATCGGATTTACCGTATTAGCTTAAAATTCCTAACACCTAAAAATTAGGTGTTAGGTTAGGTGTTAGGTTAGGTGTTAGGTCAAAAATCCCAGTAAAATCAAAGCTTTTATAAACCTATATATATATATATATATAACACCTAACACCTATATATATATATATATATATATATATAA